ATTAGATTTTTCTCAACGAGTCATACATAATATTAGTCCTAAATACAGGAAAGAAAAAATATTTAAGCCGCGAATCGATAAGGACACAAAACAACTTGTTGAAGGATCTATTTTTAACATAACGGATCCTATGGATCTTTCTCAGGCTCTCCAGAAGAAAGAAGATTGGATTATTTGCTCACGAGGAGGTAAACAAATTCTTCCCTGGGCCCAATTGTGCGTACATCTGGGATTGGTATGGAAATATAATAGTAGTTTCCAGGGAATGCATAAACAAATATCTTATTCAATTAAAGATAACGTTCTTGACATAATAAAATTATGGGACACTCTCAAAGAGGACAAACCTATTCTAGGTTTGGAGGTTTATAAACTTTTTCCCCGTATTTCTAAACCTTTCTTTGCCGTAAAGAAAAAAGAGTTTGAAGGTGAACGACACCCAGGTATTGAAGATAGTTTGTTGTATACCGCTAAAGACTTTATGGCTAAGGGATTTTTCAAGCCCAATCTTAATTTTAAGAACGATTGGTATAAACACATAAGATTTCAAGATAAAGACGTTTTCAATCCAGAGATAGAGCTACCGAGTAAAGATAAAGTTAAAATCATGGAAGATGTAGAAGAAGTTAATAAATATCTTCAACGAGTTTGGCATCGTGATCCTACGTTCAGAGCTGATGATATTATTCTAAGTACAATTCATGCGGTTAAAGGAAAAGAAGCTACAAACGTTGTGGTCTGTGATGTATGGACTTATTTCTTTTGGAAAAATTATACTGAAAAAACCTACGCTCATAGGCATGAAGAAATTAGAGTGGCCTACGTAGGAATAACACGTAGCAAAAAAAGATTATTCATGTGGCGTCCGATACCTAATGCAAAAAAAGGAGAACACTCTTTTGATCCATTACAAATAAGCTATTATGATTATCAGAAACCTACTCCGCGAGTCCCTACCGGATCTTATACCGAGGATGATTATTTCCGCTTTAGGCAAAGAATGGAACGAGAAGTATATGGAGAACAACATGAGTAGCTATAATAAACAAATTGGAGGAACACACTATCGAAGAATGAAGATTCAGCCAAGCAAATTTGTAATTGAGAATAAATTGCTTTTTCCTGAAGGAAGTGTTATTAAATATATCTGTAGGCATAAATATAAAGGAGGAAAGGAAGACTTACTAAAGGCTAAACATTTTATCGATATGATTATTGAAAGAGATTATAAATAATGCCGTCCCCGTTGTTTAAGCCTCGAACCGAATGGGTACATCCAAACGAATTTCCAGACCTAACCTCCTACGATGAAATTGCAATCGACTTAGAAACCAAAGACACTAATCTAATTAAACTTGGACCAGGAATGTTCAGGGACGATGGAGAAATTGTAGGAATCTCAGTCGCTGTAAAAGATTGGTGTGGCTACTATCCAATTGCCCATGAAGGCGGTGGAAATATGGATAAAAAACAAGTACTTAAGTGGCTCAAGGACGTTCTTAAAACTCCTGCTAAAAAGATATTTCATAATGCTTTATATGATGTCTGCTGGCTCCGAACTTTAAATCTTAAAATTGAAGGACAGATTGTAGATACGATGATCACAACTTCTCTGGTTGACGAAAACAGGAGAGGTTACGATTTAAATTCTGTGTGTCGAGATTACACAGGGATAGGGAAAAATGAATACGCATTACAAGAAGCAGCACAAGCTTGGGGGCTTGATCCTAAATCAGAAATGTACAAACTCCCTGCGATGTATGTAGGGGAATATGCAGAGAAGGACGCTGAAATAACGTTAGCCCTATGGCAAGAACTCAAAAAAGAAATAGTTCGTCAAGATTTATCAAACGTTTTAAATCTGGAAATAGATCTTTTCCCCTGTCTAGTGGCTATGAAAGAACGAGGAGTCAAGGTAGATCTAGACCATGCTCACAAAATTGAAAAGAGTTTAAAAATTAGGGAAGATCAATTATTAAAAGATATTAAAATTGAAACAGGTTTTTCACCTGATCTCTGGGCCGCACGAAGCATAGCTAAAATCTTAGACCATTTGAAATTAGATTATCCTCGAACTGAAAAAACTAAAGCTCCTTCATTCACTAAAAAATATTTTGAAAAACAGAAACATCCAGTCGTTAAATTAATTCATAATGCACGAGTCGCCAATAAAGCTCGTACTACTTTTATTCAAAGTATTTATCGCTATGTTCATAAAGGAAGAATCCACGCGGATATAAATCAGTTACGTTCTGAGTACGGAGGAACCATAACAGGGAGACTTTCTTACAGACACCCTAATCTGCAACAACTTCCTGGCAAAGGAGATATGGGAAATCAACTGAGATCTATTTTTGTTCCAGATTCTAAGGAAGAAGAGTGGGGATGCTTCGATTACTCTCAACAAGAACCAAGACTCGTAGTTCATTATGCATCCTTACAAAACTTAATGGGAGTAGATAAATTTGTCACTTCTTACAAAGAAGACAAAGATACAGATTTTCACGGGATTGTTTCAGAGATGGCTAACATTCCTAGAGAACAGGCTAAAACAATTAATCTAGCAAAATTTTATGGCATGGGTAAAGCTAAAATGTCTGAAAGTTTAAAGGTGAGTCTGGATAGAGCAGGAGAAATTATTAAACAATATGATCAACGAGTCCCTTTCGTTAAACAATTAACTTACAAAGTTTCTGACAGAGCTCAGGAACGAGGACGCATTAGAACTCTGCTTGGTAGAGCGTGCCGTTTTCCATTATGGGAACCAGCATCTTACGGGCTTCATACACCGCTGCCTCACAAAGAAGCGCTCTTGGAACACGGACCAGGGATAAGACGAGCTTTCACTTATAAGGCACTTAATAAATTGATCCAAGGATCCGCTGCAGACATGACTAAAAAAGCTATGATTGAATTATATAAAGAAGGTATTATTCCCTTGATTCAAGTACATGATGAATTAGATATTTCTGTACCAAGAGGGGATAAAAACAAGATAAAACAAATTAGCACTATTATGGAAGAATGTGTTAAGCTTGAAGTTCCCAACAAAGTAGATTATGAAGGTGGGAATAATTGGGGACAAATAACCGACTAATAGGAGGAAACATGGAAAAAGTTAAACAACTTTGGACGTTAGCAAAAGCTAATCCAAAAATATCTGCTGCTGTCGTAGTAGTTATTGTTGCCATTTATTTTTTAGTGAACTAAGGATTTTATGTTAAATGGCTTACTTGAACGCGAATACACCTGTGATCTATGCACAGATCCGGAGAGAGTATCTCTATGATCTTAAAGAACACCATGGAGAAGTGGAAGACTGCAT